CGGAATTGATCGTGGGATCAGCCGCCATGCCGGACTGAAAGATCTTTTGGTTTGTGTTTGTTGTAGGTGGGGTATGCTTGGTAACCCAGCTCACCTAAGCTGGGTCCCGTTATGTGCGGATAAGTGATATGACGCCTGGCTTCATCAATTCTATGTATCCCAAAATACTAGATACAGGAAGAAAGATCGCGTGATGAAGTTGGTAACCTATCATATCAAGTCGTTTGCTTCTCCGTAGAAGGCAGTGCGTTCTGCCCCCGGCTTTTATAGACTTCCGGCAGGTCGGGATGACAACCTAAGGGTTGTCGGCATACTCCTTTCTCCATTTATCGGCTAGAGCATCATAATTATCATCAAGGTAAGCTGTATAGAGTTTGTGTGGTTCACATATTCTTTTAAGCATCCCTCGAATTTCCTCATAAAACTCAGGTCCATGGAGAAAACTCTCGAGTAGCATAGTAATCACCGAATTCATGGCAAGCTCTTCGAGCTCGCCCTTTCCACTAACCATATGTCCCATCTTATAGATGGAATCTTTGAGTAGTGCTCCTACGGTGGTTCCCAAGGCTTCGTGATAAACACTTTTCCTTTTCAAGAAGTCAACACTCGCTGCTGGAACATCGTCCGCAGGAAAGTCCGATTTAGCTGCATCAGTAATTTTCATACCAATACTATCGAAGTATTTCTTCTTAGCTGAAAAATTGCATAAATCACGCACTTCAGGCTTACTACCACTCACACAATCATCACCGTAAGTGATAATACGCTCATTGTCACAGAATGGACCAAGCTCCAGGAATTTCTCCTTACCGAGCTTTTCCACTCCATTAACATAAAACGATATTCGATTGTGTAAAGAGTTTTCGATGGAATTTCCGTAAACGGTCATTGCATTTCCCGAAGTCCAAAAGAAACACAAAATAATAGTGCCATTCCAATTCACTACAGGATGGCAAAATTCGTCTGCAATTCCATCCATGATTTTCAAATCCTCATCAGAATATCCCAAATGTTGGGCTACTGAACGGAAAATGTTCATGGACGCAATTGTTACATCTTGGGGACGCTTGAGATCATACGATGAATAATCCATATCAGTTAAGCGCTTATCAGTAGCTAACTCACTAACATGTCTCATCATCGCATCCCACTCAGGGCTCGCACAATTAACCCCAACTACACATTCACTGTTCAACGGGTGGTTGGACAGAAATTCAGCAAC